AGTATATTATTGATGCTAGTTCTTATTAAACTATTTATAAAACAATATAATACAGCAAGGAAATATTTTCCTCCTGTATTGATCTGTATCCCTATTATTATAAAATTATCATGTGGACCAAATCTATAATAATTTACTCCTGTTGAATTCATATGATTATATAACCCTCCAATCGTCATCATTATTATTGTTATCCAAATAACTACTGCTCTACTTACAATCTTTTCCATTGGTATTGTCATTTTTTAATATACTATATATTTATCCATAATTAATATTTAAGTTTTATTTATATTTAAAGATGAAAATATATCATTATATTTTCATATTTTTTATTTTAGCATTTAAATCTCAAACTTGTAAAAGTCCGATTTCACTTCACGCGTTTCAAAAGACACATTTGGGTCTTGTGCCGGAGGATCCGGAATCGTCTCTGGAACATATCGCAACTTCTCTGGTTTCAAAACAAATGCATGTCCAGCATCATTAAAAAACATATCATTCTCTTCCAAATTTGTATCCACTGTTTGATATCGCATCGCTAACATCTGGATACCATAAGTTCTCATTGTAATTGAACTTGGATTTTCTGGATTTGAACCTTTATCTGGCATTCCTATTGTCATATTTAATTTATCATATTCAATTTGTTCCACCATATCAGGGGCATTTATTACATCATAATAATGTAGCGCACGCATAAAAATTGAATTACTTGTCATATTAACATATTCATAAAATGCTTCCGACTCCATAAATGCAAGGTTGCTTCTGTCTACAATAATTGATACCTTTCCTTCCATTTTTGGCAATTCAACTGAACCAAAATTTCTACCTTGATATTCAAAACTATATGCTTTTCCCATTAACATATCATTATGACTTTCCAATAATTTTGCAAAATTGTCATACATCTTTTGATTTGAACTCTTTATACGAAGATGTAAAATAATAGGATCAAATGGATTTGGTGCTGTTGAGCTTGCAAAGGCATAATCTCTTATAATATTTAGCACATCACTAAATGGCACTGAATTAAAAGTTTCTTTTATGCAATAATTATCTGATGTAGAAGTGGCAACAACTGGTTGATCATCAATAGAATACACTTCAAAATCTAAACCTCTTACACCTTGCTTAATTAAATCTTTTAATACACATGTATTTACATATCCATTTTTGTAATTTCCTCCTGAACAACAATTATAAGCTGATTTAATATAATAATCTCTCAATGAATATTGATAGTTTTCATTGTTTGTATCAATAGACTTTATTTTTCCGTTTAATGTTCCAAATAGTCCATCCATGTTTTTGCAATCTCTCGCTTTCATTCCATCTGAAATTATTGTTCCTGAATAATAAAAATAAACCATAAATGCTATTAATATTATGAATATTGTTACAATTGAAAATGCCTTTAATGCTGTCTCTTCTTGCATATTTTTCAATGCATTTAACCCTTCTTCTATTGCTTTTGTTGCTTTTGTTGCTCCTGTTTCAGACATATATTTATATTAATATAATATTTTTACTTTTTACTTTTTTACTTTTTACCTTTACTTTAAATATATACTCAAATAAAGAATTAAAAAATAATAACAATATATACTAATTATGGCCGGTGGTTTAATGCAATTAGTGTCCCAAGGACAACAAAATATTATCTTAAATGGTAACCCTTCAAAAACTTTTTTTAAATGCACCTTTGCGCAATATACAAATTTCGGTTTACAAAAATTCAGAGTTGATTTTGAAGGTTCTAAAACATTACGGCTCTCAGAAGAATCCACTTATACATTTAAAATTCCAAGATATGCTGATCTGCTAATGGATTGTTATCTTTCTGTCGCTCTTCCTAACATTTGGAGTCCAATTTTGCCTCCACAAGATCCTAATAACAACACTATTTCTCAAAATGCCAACAGTGAAAATTGGGTTCCTTATGAATTCAGATGGATACAAAATTTAGGGGCAAAAATGATTTCTAAAATTAGCATTACTTGTGGTAATTATACTCTTCAAGAGTATTCTGGCGACTATTTGTTAGCATCTGTTCAGCGTGATTTTACAACCGATAAAAAACGATTATTTGATGAAATGATCGGCAACATTCCTGAACTTAATGATCCTGCTAATGCTGGTTCTCGTGTTAACTCTTATCCTAATGCTTATTATAGTCCCGCATTAGCCGGCCCTGAGCCATCTATTAGAGGCCGCATTTTATATATTCCGCTGAATAATTGGTTTGGTCTTAAAACTCAAATGGCATTTCCTCTAACATCTCTTCAATACAATGAATTGCATATTAATGTCACATTAAGACCTATTAATCAACTATTTCAAATTCGTGATGTATTTGATTCTACTTTTAATTTTCCATATGTAGCACCTAATTTTAATGCTTGGTATATGCAATTTTATCGTTTTTTACAGCCACCTCCTGACATTAATATTGGTATCAATTCTTATTCTGATCAAAGAACATTATGGAATGCAGATGTCCATCTAAATTGCACTTATTGCTTTTTATCCAATGAAGAGGAGCGTGTTTTTGCATTAGAAGAACAAAAATATCTAATCAAACAAGTTCATGAGCAAATATTTTATAATGTTACTGGACCTAACAAAGTTGAGCTTGATTCACTTGGAATGGTCTCAAATTGGTTGTTTTATTTCCAACGCAGTGATGTTAATTTGCGTAATGAATGGTCTAATTATACTAATTGGCCTTACAATTATATGCCACAAGATGTAATTCCTGCTCCATCAGCAGGGGATTATACAGTTTATCGCACAAATGCATTGGGAGAATTAGTTCCCGTAAATATTGGTCCTGGTGTGAATCCAAATGGCAACTTAACTGGTCTATTGATTACGCCTACTTATACACCTGAAAATGACAAATATATTTTAGTCGTTTTAGGCATTTTGTTAGATGGTTCATATCGCGAGAACATTCAACCTGCAGGTGTTTATAATTACATAGAAAAATACACTAGAACTACTGGAAATGCTCCACCTGGTCTTTATTGTTATAATTTTTCTTTGAATTCTAATAACTCAGATTTGCAGCCATCTGGTGCAATTAATATGAGCCGTTTCAATCAGATTGAGTTAGAATTTACTACAATTATTCCACCTGTAGATCCATTGGCACAAAGTTTGACAATTTGTGATCCTGAAACTGGTGATATTATCGGTGTTAACAAGCCCACTTGGCGCATTTATGATTACAACTTTAACATGACATTGTTTGAAGAGCGAATCAATCAAGTTATATTTATTGGTGGCAACTGTGGATTGGCTTATGCAACATAAAACGATAATAAACAATAAATAAAAAATTGAATATAATTTTACAACTATTTGTAATATTATAACTAACAAATAAGGCAGAATGTATTCATCTAAAATTATCATCCTATTCATTTTAACTATTTGCATTGTTTCCAGTCATGAAATATATACAAAAACTCAATTAAGAGGCTTGTATCAACATCATATGAATAAACTACTTAATGAACAAATACAGTATATTGTAGAAAGAGTTGTAGCATTTGCTCAAATAAATCACACTAGTTACACGCATGCTTATAGTGTAGATAGTAAGACTATAGTTGGTGGTGAAAGTAGCAAAATTCTTCTTAAATTTAGCGACGAAAAGATCCTTAGTCGTTTGCAGATTACGCTAATTGATGCAAATATAACAATTTCTGAGCCTAAATGCTGTAATCCAGCTTGTGATAAAACAAATATTCATAATACTATTTGTAAATTCATTGTCATAAATTGGTAACTATTTATTAGCTTATGCAACATAAAGCAAAAATAAATAAAAAAGAAATATTTATTATATATTTACTATATTTATATACTACATATCTAAACTACTAACTACTTAAACATTATTTTTCAGCTTCTTTTTTTCGTCATTTAAAGCCTTTTTTGCTTCTTTCAAGGAAATACTTAGTGTCTTTTTTATATCTGCTAAAGCCTTTTTTTCTGCTTCTTTTTCTTGTTTTTTCTGCTCCACTAAAGCTAATTTTTGTTGTTCTGCCTCTAATTCTGCACCTAATTTGATCCCTGTAAATTTTGAACATCCTGTTGAATGTCTTAAAGTAGGTATTTTCTTCTTTAACCAGTCAAATCCGACAGCTTTTTCCGACATAATATACATATCTCCGTCGTTTAAAATTAATTCAAATGCATCTCCAACTGGCTCGGAATTTTGATACCATTTGAAATAAATTGGCATTGTTTCCCCCATTCTAACAGCGAAAACTTTTCGTCGTTCACCATCCCCATGAAATCCAATGCCACATTGAGAAATATCGTAATAATAATTTGCCTCACCGTTCAATAACATATCTTCCGTCCATTCGGAAATTACCTGTCTAATTCTAGATATTCTTGGAATATGTTTCCAAGCGACTACCCTACCTTTACCGTCTTCATAATTTGGCTCTTGATCTTCATCTGCAAAACAAAGATTCCATCTTGCGACTTTATTAACGACTTTTCCTCTCATTAATGCCTTTTTATCCATTGTTAATGCGTCATTTTCAGCTATTAATCCATCTGTTGTTTCTTCACCTAAAATAAACTGAGCTCCTTTTCTAATTACCAAAACTTTTGCCTCTGAAAATGTCTGATCAAAACCAACATTTAAGTCAACTAATTCTGTTATTAAACCATAACTTGTTAGTTTTTGTTGAATTTGTATTAACTTCTCAACAGAATAACCATTTTCATGTAAAGTTCCAATTTTCTGCATTTTTGCGTGATTTTCAGCCACGTCACCAAATGTAATTGTATAAACTTTCTTTAATTCAGAAGACATTTTAACTAGTGTTTTAGAAC